GGCTGTTAAGCGCGTCAAGGCGTTTTATGGCTTATTAGAAGGGAGCAATATGGACATGTTTAATGATTATTCTGGACATAAAGAAGAGGCTGCTTAGATGAGCAACATGACCCTAAACGACTCAATTAAAATCGTAACCGAGTTTTACGACTATCTAAAGCCAAATAGCACCAAGACAGTAGAAGAGCTCACATTTAACGAACGCGAGCTGGCAGACGCGCTAAAAACCGTTCTTCAGGCTGCTAAATCATACTTAAACGATATGTGGGGGCATTAATGCCGTCATTCGCTCATGTCATATCTGCGTTTGAGCATTCTCCTGTTCCTGTATCTAAACTAGAGCGCCGGTCAAAGTCGTTTGATGATAGCGAATCTGCAGATGAGTTGATTATAAAAATCAAGAACAAGCATGTCAGAGATATTGTCATCTATCACTTTAGCCCGATTGGTGAGTTTGATCGTGGACTTGCGATTATTGCGATTGTACACATTGCGTATCACATCATCGGCTCCTGGCAGTTAAATAGGAATGATCTTATGAATATGGCAGACTTGCAGCAAATGCTATCAGAGGTAGCAGATTCTCTCGTCGATACGAGCAGTAACACGGCATTAACCGGCGACTGGTTAGAACGCTATCATGCAGTCAAAACGACTGCACACTTAGCATTGACAGAAGGGATCAATATTATGATGAGAGATGAATAGCAATGGCAGTCGATGACAAAATTAAGCAGAAAGTGATTGCTGAATGGAAGGTAGGGTCAAGTCAGAACTCTTTAGCAAATAAATACAGACTGTCAAAAGCAACTGTCAATAAGTGGTGCAGGGATGTTCATCAAGAAAATGTGAACATTGTGAACGCGCAAGTCAATGTTATTCGCGCGCTTTCAGAAAAAAGCGAACAAGAAGCGAACGCAATAATGAACGCAGTGAACGACTTAACTGCTTTTGAGAGAAAGTCTAACGAAAGAATGCAAAAAATAGAAGACTATGCACTTAGCTTGTTATCGTCATGCGAAAAACCAACAGAGGTGAAAGCAGTTATGGACATTACTGTCAAACATAGAGAAGCGAGATTAGGCAAACAGCCTGACACTGCTATTCAAATCAATAACAACGAATCACAAACGCCTTCACGTATTCGTATCGTTGCCCCAAAATTGATACCAAATCACGATGATTGATTATGAGCTAGAGTTGCCGCCTAAGCTGTTAGCAGTTTTTGCGCCCGAAAGGGGCGAGCTACGTTATCGCGGGGCTTTTGGTGGGCGCGGTTCTGGTAAGTCGTTTACCTTTGCAAAAATGGCTGCAATATGGGGAGCTGCTGAACCGCTACGCATTTTGTGTGCTCGTGAATTACAGAACTCGATTAAAGAGTCATTTCACGCTGAATTAAAAAACGCCATTGCTAGTGAGCCTTGGTTAGAGGCACTTTATGACGTTGGTGTTGATTATCTTCGCTGCGATAACGGTACAGAATTCATATTCAAGGGATTGCGTCACAACTCAAGCTCCATTAAATCGCTAGCACAAATTGACCTGTGCATTGTAGAAGAAGCTGAAACCGTACCAGAGGACAGTTGGAAGGCGTTGCTGCCCACAATTCGAGCGCCTAAATCTGAGATTTGGGTTATTTGGAATCCAGGTAGATCGGGTTCGTCAACAGATTTGCGATTCAAAAAAAGTAAGCCGCACAATTCAATGATTGTTGAAGTGAATTACCGTGACAATCCTTGGTTTCCAACAGTGCTCAACGATGAGCGCAAAAACGACAAGTTGCGCATGGATGAAGAAGAATATCGACACGTGTGGGAAGGTGGTTATTCGTTAGCAGGTCGTGGTGCGTTTAAGACGGCATGGCTTAACGAAGCTGAGTTGAATTGCTATACCCACGAAAAAACAGGCGACATACTTGAAACAGGCTTTGTCTCGCGTGCTGATGGTGCGTTGAAGATATGGCAGATGCCAAAAACAGGAAAGCGTTATGCGATTGGTGCTGATATTGCCGAGGGATTGCTTCATGGTGACTTTACCAGCGTTGATGTGCTGGACGAATTAGGCAATCAGGTAGCACATTGGCATGGTCATATTGCCCCAGACTTGGCTGGCGGTATCATTGCAAAACTAGGCAAAATGTACAATCGGGCATTTATTGGGGTCGAGCGAAACAATCACGGCTTAACAACACTAACTAGGCTGCGTGATCTAGGTTATCAGAACCTTTACGCGCAAGAGAATATCGAAAGCAGGGCGGAGGGAGATCAAACGGTACGCTTTGGCTGGCTTACAACGAGCAAGTCAAAACCGTTCATTATCGACAATCTTGCTTCTTTACTGCGAGATGGAGAATCTGGTCTGGCAAGCATAAAGCATGTAGATGAAATGAGACAGTACATCATCGAAGAAAACGGCAGTTATAACGCTTCAGAGGGAGAACATGATGACCGAATAATGTCTTACGCCATTGCGCTAGAGATGCTGCGACGAATGCCAAGAGGTGCAATCGTGACGCAGCAACAGGTAAAAACAACCGTGGCAGGTTACTAAACAAAGGAAAACATATGGAACAACATACAGAACAACCAGTCATTCAAGTAGATTCATTAGGCGGAACATTGCGCGGTCGCTTTGAACTATGGAAGCAAGCACGCCAACTAAAAGAAATGGAATGGCTTGACAGTTTGCGAGCGTTTAACGGTCAATACACGCAAGAAGAACTAGTTGTTATCAATGACCAGAGCCGAGAAGGGTTAAGTAAAATCTTTGTTGGCTTGACGCGAATGAAAGTTACCGCTGCCTATTCGCGCATTACTGAGCTTTTATTTCAACCAGGGCAACGATATTGGGATTGCCAACCATCGCGAAACCCAGACACGCCAAAATTTCAAGGTGCTAAGAATCAAGCGACGCTAGAAGTAACAGAACTTTTAAACTCTGGTCAGCTTAACCCAGAAATTCTACAGTCAGAAAACCGCGACATTAACGATTTAATCAAAGAGCGAGTAGAAGAAATCGAAGCGGAATCGCGTCATGAAGCTAAGGAAATAGCAGATAGAATGGTTTCTGCTATTGATGACCAGTTAAAAGAGTCGTTTGCTGACCGAGAAGTGAAGCGTGCGCTAATGGAGATGATTATTTTTGGTGACGGCTGTATAAAAGGAGCAACGGTTGATATTCGCACCAATCAGAAATGGCGCAACCAAGGCGGAAAGTGGGCAATGGCAATCGAAGAAGAAGTGTTGCCACGAGTTCAATATCGCTCGGTGTTTAACATCTACCCTGACCCTTATGCAACAGGCATTAATGATGCAACAGGAATCTTTGAGCGGCATATGATGACGCGAGCAGAGTTTAAAAAGTTAGCATCGTTCAAAGGCTTTGACGCGGATGCAATCAACGGCATTATTATCAATAATCGCGCAGGTAATTACGTCGAAGAAATGCACGAAACAGCGCGTCGAATGATTGCTGGGGTTAGTGCGGCAACAGCGATGCAAGATCGATTTGAAGTGCTTGAGTATTGGGGCGCGGTATCTGGCTTTGAGTTGCAAGATGCTGGCGTGAAAATTGATGACCCAACAACAGACTATCAAGCAAACGTGTGGCTGTGTAACTCTCGCGTCATTAAAGCGATGCTCAATCCTTTAGAGCCGAATCGCATACCGTATCAGATTGTGCCGTATGAGCGTGGCTTGCATTCATTCTGGGGTGTCGGTGTACCTGCAATGATGCGAGATAGCCAGAAAGTCATTAATGCTGCTGCTCGTATGCTGATTGATAACAGTGCTTTGTCGGCAGGGTCACAGGTAGAAGTGAACACAGACTTAGTTGCCCCAGGCGCGAACATTAAAGATATGCGACCCTTTAAAATTTGGATGCGCTCAGGCGGTGATGCTTCTCAACCACTGCTACGTTTCCACAACGTGCCTAACAATGGCAATGCAATGGTGACAATCATTGATATTTTCCGCAAGTTTGCCGACGAGGAAACAAGCCTTCCTAGTTATTCGCATGGTCAAGTTCAGGATGGCATGACGAAAACCGCTTCTGGTATGTCGATGCTCATGGGTGCAGCTAACGTCAGCATTAAAAACGTCATCAAGAACATCGACGACTACCTAATCGAGCCGATGATTAAATCATTCTTCGACTGGAATATGCGCTGGAATGATGATGACAGCATTAAAGGTGATTCTGTTGTCTTGGCTCAAGGCTCAACCAGCCTAATGAGTAAAGAAATAAAGTCGCAGCGTGTTTTGCAATTTACACAGACAACAGCAAACGATCTATTCGGACCGCTCATTGATCGCCACGAACTGCTTAAAGAAGTCGCTAATGCAATGGATTTACCAGCCGACAAACTAATCTACACGGAGAAAGAACTTGAAGCTCAACAACAAGCCGCGCAACAGGCAGCTCTTGCAGCTAACAGCCAACCCACAATGGGAGGCGTTCAGGGAGCACCTAACGGACAACAGGCAATGGCTGCTTGAACGATTAGCAAAAGAGAAGGATGCAATGCAAATCAGGGAGATTCAGGGGCAGATCTACATCATTGATGAGCTGCTCGCAATGAGAGAGCAGCTGGTTGACGTGATTAAGATGGGTTGACTTACACCACCCGAATTTCTAGCCGCTTGCCCAAAGCTGCAAATGCACTGTAAAGCGTCTCGAATTTTGTTTTATGGCGCACATTCATTACACGTTCAAAATTTGGCGGTGCGATGTTTAACCTGCGTGCCATTTCTGACTTGCTAATGCCTTGAGCCAACATTTCATTATGAAGCATGATTTTCATTTCAACTTGCGGGCTAGGTGAAACAGTATAACGACCATTAGCATCAGATGGCATTGGAACTGGACGCTTGTCCTCAAAGTAAAACTCGACTGCTGTTTCTAAGCAATCGACCGCCATACTAAGCATTTCATCAAGCGTATCCCCATCGGTAATCCCTTCGGGAATATCTGCAAACTGAACCGTAAAACCATCGGTATCATCTAGCACGTTAATTGGATAGTTGAGCATAATACATAACCTTTTTTGTTATAGTTAACAGCCAGTTAATGCTGTTCGGTTAGTCCAAGTTGTTTTAGAATCGCCTTTCGAGTCGGTTCTTTCATTTCAGTAGATTGATGTCTTGGCAGCACAGACTTGTTACCGTTGTAATAAGTCTTGTGTGCCTTGAACCTTCTACAAAATCAACCCCTTGCTTTGCCAACCATCGTTTGAACTCGCTTGTTTTCATTGCTTGCCCTTTCTCCTGTTCGGGCTTTTGTCGTTTTTGCACAGCATAAAATCTTGTGGAGTCATACGCTCACGCTTAACAGGAGTAAGAATATCGTTACTTAGTATACCAAACACATGCCCATCATACTTCATCAACAAAAGCTTGCACACTGCCAAAAAAATGACTATACTAATTCACGACTTATAACGTCCAAAATTCAAGCTCGCTTTATGCGGGCTTTTTTTATGCCTGGAATTTATCACCAACGGATTCGGCACAAGCCCCCGATTAAGCGATTCGGCAGCCATGCCCCGCGAGTACAGGAGTATTTACATGGAAAGAGTGAATCAACTCGATGCAGAAGCAGACGAGTTACTGAGCAAGATGATGGAAGGTCAAAGCCCCGAAGCTAAGGTGCAAGCTGAACAAGCCAGTTCTGATCAAACAGCAGAGCAGCAAGCAGCGCAGCAAACGGACTCGCCACAAACCGATCAAGTCACACCTGCTCACGATGATGCAACGAAACAAGAGTTAGAGACCCTGCAAAAACGTTTTGCAGACTCACAGCGTAAGATTACCGAGCTAGGTCAAGAGAACGCAACCTTGCGTAATCAATTAGCGGATGCACAAAAGCAAATTGCTGGTTACCGAGAAAAGGAATTTAACACCCAATCGCAAGCGCGTTTTGCCAGTGTTGAAGCTATGTCTGAAGAATATGAGTTCTTAAAGCCGATGATGGCTGAATTAAGCGCATTACGTGTGCAGGTACAACAGCAAAATGCAGAAGTAAGCCATGTTAAACAAGAGCGAGAACAACAAACAGCGCAACAGGAGCATATGAACGCTATTTTAGCAGCTCATCCTGACGCAATGCAGGTTCGCTCAGGCGCACAGTTTAATACTTGGATTGCCAATCAGCACCCGCGATTACAGCAAGTATTGCAGAACGGCACAGCGCAAGAAGTGGTAGACCTCTTAACACAGTTTAAGAACTCGTCACCGCAGCAAGCGCAGCAAATCAAAGTAGATCAAGCGCGTGAAATTGCGACCCCTAACACTCGTTCGCAAGTATCTCCAAACGCAAAGCGAACTTTTACCAGAGCTGAAATTAGTAAAATGCCTCTTAGCGAATACCGCAAACTAGAGGCAGAAATTGATCAGGCAATGCTAGAAGGGCGCGTGATTTAGGACTGGTTTATTTAGGAGATTATCATGCCAGCACCATTTCCAGTAGCACCACAAACAAATTTTATTAATGAAATTTACTCCAAGAAACTGCTCGCGCGTTTCAAGGAAGCGACCATCTTGGAACAAGTCACTAACACCGACTACCAAGGCGAAATTAGCGGTTCAGGTTCGCAAGTGACCATTCGCCACACACCAAAGGTGACAAACTCGATTTATACAGGCACGATCACATACGCCAAACCAACGCTAGAAGACAATACGATTCTAAAAATTGATCGCGCACGGATGTGGTCGATTTTAGAAGATGATATTGAGCAACATCAACGCTCAGTCAAAGAGTTTATTGCCGAAGCAACAAAAGATGCGGCTGAAAACTTAGCGATTGATATTGAAAAAGAAGTGTTTGCCGCTGTCTATGCAGACGCTGGGTATCAGTTTAATGCAGGTACAGCAAACAGTGCGTTAGCTGTTACTAAAAACGATGTGGTTGATTTGTTGGTCGATGTGAACGTTAAGTTTTCTGAACTAAACATCCCGACAGAAAACCGCTTTATCGTGTTACCAGCATGGGCATGTGGCATGATTCGTAAGTCTGACCTTAAAGACGCATCAATCACAGGTGATACCAGTGGCGTTATCCGCACAGGTCGTATCGGCATTGTTGACGGCTTAACGATTTACTCGAGCAACTGCTTAAAAGATGGTGATGGTGGTATTCATGCTATTGCTGGTATCAAACAAGCGGTTTCTTTCGCGTCTCAATTCGTAAATAACGAAAATGGTCGCTTAGAAACATCGTTTGCTACCTACTACCGTGGCTTGAAAGTGTACGGTTTCAAAACGGTGCGCCCAGAATGCTTAATTGATGTGTTAATCAAGAAAGTGTAACGGATAGCAAGGCGTTCTTTATTGAGCGTCTTGCTTATATCGGCTTTGCGTAAGGCTGATATAAGCAATTAATACGAGGAATTTATCGTGAAAACAGCAGATCAAATGACTAAACAAGAACTGATTGATGAATTGACCACACTAGGCTTGCCTATTGATAAAACTGCAAAGGTCGATGTGCTTCGTGGTCAGTTAATGGCTGCAAACAATAGTGATACGGTTGTTTCTAGCGTACCGACTGTTGGTATTGGTAGCGGCTCTCGTTATATTAAACATCCTATCAATGGTCGCGTGTTTGAAGTGACAGATGACTTACTCCGTCGTGGCGATATGCTTCCAGCCACAGAAGAAGAATACCGCAATCAATAAGGGGTAGGTAATGTCAGTCACAACAGCAGACTTTTTGCCAGACGTTCTCATGGTTGCGACTGGCTTAGCTGACTTTTTGGCAGAACGCTATATTGTCGAAGCCATTAATAAATTTGCCCAGCAAACAGGGTGCTTAGAATGCCCTGCCGAAATTGATTTATCTGCTGGTGAGTACGAAGGCTTTGTGATGATTGAACGCAACACTGAAACGCCTTATGTTTTGCGAGAGGTAAAACGTGACGATGGTTTTATTTTGCAAGAGGTTAGCACTTTACGTCAGTCAACAGGTGTTCCGACAACCTATCGGTGGGACGGTTTGGTAATTATGTTTAATTGCGTCCCTGCTGTTAATCTGACGCTAACCGCGACATCAATCAATATCCCAAAACGTGGCGCGACAAGTTTTCACGATTCATTCAAAGATACTTATTATGACGGTGTTATTGCTGGCACGTTAGAACGTGCATTAATGACGCGTGGCAACAATAACCAATGGTTCGAGCCGAATCTTGCCCAGTATTACGCTAACCAATTCCGTGAACAGGTTCGTATTGCTAAAGCGCAAAAGCTACAGTACGCCAATCAACACGTTAAGCCCGTGAGGTTTGTATGATGCAAGCAGCATCGATACGCGACAATTGGGATTGGGTAAAATCTTTACTGATTCGATTGCACGAGCGAGATTGTGAACGCGGACTGCCCGACTGGATACCAGAGGATATTTATGCAGCGTGCGTGAGTGGTGCTGCTCATTTCTATTTAGCGATTGGTGGGTTTGTTGTTTTGCAAAAGATACCCGTTAACAATTCCGACAAACAGGCGTTGCTTGTATGGGTTGCGTGCAGTAACGACCCAGACCAAGACAATCTGATTCAGCAAAATGCACAAAGCATTAAAGACCTTGCGGCATCAATTGACGTGGCACAAGTTGAGTTTTACACAACACGCAAAGGTTATGACAAGATTATTGGTGCTGCTGGGTACAAGTTTGCTGGCAGTAAATACGTGATGGAGGTTTGATATGGGTGGTGGTGGCAGTTCGTCAGAGGTACCAGAAACAGCGGCAGAACGTGCGTTAGCTGAGGTATCGGCTGGTAAGTGGGATGCTTATCAGAAACAATTTGTCCCGCTTGAAGACAAGTATATGCGCGAAGTTGATGTAATGGCAGCACCAACGGCGCAAGCTAATGTTGCCAACATGGCAATGAATAAAGCTCGCGAGAGCACATTAGGCTTGCAAGCCGACTACAATCAGCAAATGTTTGGCAGAGGAATAGACCCAAGTCAGGGCGCGTATCAGGGAAAATCTCGAGCATTAAATCAGGCAATTAGCAAGACACAGCAAAATGCATACAACCAAGGTTTAATGGCTGCTAAAAATGCACATGTTCAGGGGCTTGGTAATGTTGTTGCTATGGGTAGCGGTCAGGATACAGCCTCTTTTAATGGCACAAGAAGTCTAGCAGATCAATCGGCACGCACTGCAATTAATGATTCTCAGCGTTCTTTTGATAGATTTAACGCAGATCAACAACTCAAAGGTCAAGTAATTGGTGCTGGTGTTGGTTATGGCGTGAACAGTTATTTTAAAACGCCTTCTGTGCTTAATTACAGTATGCCAAGTAATGGCGCACCGACAAACACGGTATCTCTCTCTGGTGGTAGCGGTTATGGCTTTGGTGGCTCTAATAACGGCTTTGGTGTATCGCTCAAGTCGATCAATCAGGGGTTTAATTAATGTATAGCATTACCTTAGATGGAATTTATAACCAGTACGGTGTTGATGGCGGTAGCAAAACAGCAGCAAACGACCTTGCAGCAGCCATTACGCGCCAACAGTTCGATGATTATCAGGCTCGGTTTAGCCCTTATTTAAGTAAACTGAACGGCATGGTTTCCGATGATGCGATTGCCCAGCAGCAAAAAGACTGGACGAACCAGATCATGGGTCAGAACACGCAGCAACAAGGTTTTGGCATGAGTATGCGCAATCAACAACGCTATGGTGGTGCGATTGACCAACGAGCGCAAGGTTTCGGGCTGCGTCAATCTGCCATTGATGATGCTGCTAATAAAGTATCACAGGTAAATCAAATGAATAATGACGTTAAAGATAGGGCAATGGTGCTTATGTCTGGTCAAAAATTGTCTGCTAACCAATAAAGGAATCGTGTCATGGGTATGGGGTTAATTGGTATCGGTCAACAACAAGCAGGGCAGGCAACGCAAGGCTTTGGCGATGTTGCGAAAATGGAAACAGCGCGTAACGAGCAGCAAAAAAGCATCGATACACAGAAAGAAGCAGCAAGCCAACAAATGAAGGGCACATTAGCAGCCGTTGGTGGTATGGCTGGTGCTATGTATGCAAGTGGTGCAAGCATAGCAGGTGGTGCAAGCATGGCAAGTGCTGCAGCATTGGGACCTGTTGGATTAGGGATTGCAGGCGGTTTGATTTTGGCCAGTCTGTTTTAAGGAGTTTTAAAAAATGAGTATGGCGCAAGGGTTCGCCCAAGGGTTTGGCATGATGAACAACTTCATGCAGCAACAAGACGCAAAAGAACAGCAAGCGGCACAGACTACCGAAAATAACCGTCGCTATCAAGAAAGTATCGACTGGCGCAATACAACGCACGCAGAGCAGAAAAAAGAACAAGAAGAAAGTAGCAAAATTGCCGCTGAAGACAGGCTAATCAATAATGGTCTAAAAGGCGTAATGATTAGCAACACGAGCATGACGGCAGAACAACAAGCCAATATGCGCTATGAGCAAGAGCAGCAAGCAAAGGCAAGAGCTTTAGCGATCAAAGAAAGCAATGCGGCGGCATACTATAACGCGACCAATGCCAGAGCAAACAAAACAATGCTTGATTCTAGAATCGCAGGCTATAACTTTAATAATACACAAGCTCAAGATGGCTTTAAAAACTTACTTGCATACAATGATGCTTCAGGGCTAAACGATCCGCAACGTGAATATTTACGCGGATTAAAAAAAAGAGAGCCAGAACTAGCGGCTGTTAGTTCTGATTTTAATGCCTTTAATCAGGCGATGGCAAGCGAAAAAGACCAAGGCAAACGTGGCGAAATAACCAATCAATTAATTGCCAGAACATCATCACCAGAATGGCGTAATGTATTAAACTCGCGTTTTATTCCTTCTTTTTCCGAAAGAATGCAAGCCGACCCAAGTATCGAAAGTATTGGCGCGGCAGGATTAGCACCAATTGGTAATGGCGCAGCAATTCTTATGGATATTAAGTATAAAGACGGCACAATCAAGCGCAATGTACCAGCGACAAAAAACAAAACAGGAGACGCTAACGATGAGATTGTTGTGCTTCCTTGGGGTACGCTTGTTAATGAGCTACAGCAGCCGTATCAATTGGCAGATGCCGCTAAAAAAGCAGTGCAGACAAACCCTGCATTAGGTTATCAAGTTTATGGCATGAAACCAGGGCAAGAGATTAAGAAACCTGGTTATAGCGCGTTTAGTGGCGAAGCATTTGCTGGAGGATTTTCACCTACTGGAAGCGGCTCTAAAAATAATGACACGCTAACAGCCAGCCAAAAAGCAAACTTAATTCAAAGAGAGATTGAGAGCTTAAGAAAGTCAGGAGCGTATAACGAAAATGCTATTGCCAGAATCAATCAGCTGCAAAAAGACTATGACGCTATTATGTATAGCAGCGACGCTAAAACACAGCCACAACAACAACAGCCTGTTCAACAACAACCGACAAGTGTGCAACCTGCTACACCAGATTTTATGAGTAGCGACTTTATTAACTACCATTTCCCAACAAAACAAAAACAGTGATATAATCACACGCGGGTAATAACGCCCAATAAAGCCAGTCATTGTACTGGCTTTTTTTATACCTAATTTTCAGACCTCGCTTATGCGGGGTTTTTGTTTTTGGAGAATGATGATGGCAGTAATCGATGAGCTAAGAGCGCGATATCCACACTTAAAAGACTACTCTGATGATGAGCTATCAAACACAATCTTTGAAGAAGTTGTCAAGCAAAGAGGTTATGATCGAACGGAATTTGATGATAAGTTCTTAGGCACTAAAGAATCATTTGTCAAAGATTCAGCTGTTTCTCTTGGGCAAGGAATCGCTAATTTAGGTGCTGGTATTTTAGCAACACCACAATTTGTTAGTGATAAATTCGCGCAAGGCATTCGCGCGGTATTGCCAGATGCTATTCTGCCAAAGCAAAGAGAAGCTAAGGGCTTTATGGCTCAAGCTCAACAAGCAGGGCTTGGGTTAAAAGGACTGTCTGATTCTGTTGGTAAACAATTGCATACAGATCAGTTTAACCGTGTCGAGGAAAATGTAAGACCTAAGTTCGATGTTGATGCTGGCAGTTTAGAAAATTGGAAAAATGGTGCGGTATGGCAAGAAGCAAAAGGTGCTGCTGGTTTTTATGCCGATAATCCGTTTCATGCTTGGAATGACTTAGTTAAATCTGCCCCATCAATTGCTGTGAGTGTTGGTGCGGCAAAACTAGGTGCAGCTGGATTGTCAGGTTCTGCGGCAACGAAAGCGGCAACTGGGTCAGTTGTTGCAACTGGAGCAATGCTTGAGGGCGGTGATTCTGGTTTAGAAGCAATGCAGCGCGTGCAAGAAATGAAGCCTGAACAGTTAAAGGCTTTGTCTGAGCCGTATAACAAACTAATCAATGAAGGCGCAACACACGAACAAGCGGTTAATGTCATCGCGCGTAATGCTGGTGCGGATGCATTTGCTGTCGCTGCTGCTATTTCGGTAGTGGCAAGTAAGCTGACTGGTTCAGGAAAGCTAGAAGCCGATGTTGCAACTGGCAACCTTAATAAAGGCTTTGTGTCATCTGTCGGTGGTGGTGCGGTTAAAGAGGGCGCACAAGAAGCGGTGGAGTCTGGCGGTAGTGCAGCAGCGTCTAATTATGGCGTTTATGACAATGCAGACAAGTCGCAAGTGATTGGTAAAGGCGTTGTCGGTGCTGCGGTACAAGGTAGCATGGTTGGCACTGGCATGGGTTCTGGTCTGGGGTTGATCGGTTATGCCACACAAAAACCACAACCAAAGCAAGCACAAGCCAATCAGCCACTAACCGAAAAACAATTATGGGGTTACGAGCAAAAGCCAGATGCTCGCCCTGATATTTCTGGCAGTGATGGTACAGACTTGTTGGGCGGTAATGCTAGCGCAAGTCAGCAACAACCAGACACGAATCAAACAAAAACAGCGAACCAACAAGAACAAAGCAGTCTTGATGCAGGTTTAACGCAAGCAGTGCAAAACGCACAAACAATGAGCACACAGAATCAACAAGCAACAGCGCAAGCAATACAGTCACCAGAAGTATTACAGGCTAACGCTTCACTTGAACGCATGATGCCACAAGACCCTGAATTACAGGCATTGGCTGCTAGTGGCGCACCTGTTATCGAGATTTCGCCTCCTGAGTCAAAAAGCGGACAAAGCGGACAGCAAGAACAATCGTTCGATATTGCAAACACGCTTAATAGCGCGATTGACACGCAAAATAAAGTACAAATTGATTCTGCTTATCGTCAGCGTGAAGCGCAAGCGCGACTTAAAAAAGATTTAGATTACACTGAATCCCAACTGCAAGCATTTGATGATGAATACGCTGCTATTAAGGCATTACAGGGTAAATCGCCTGTAACGAATACTGCACTTCATGACCAGCTAACTAAGGCTTTAAGCGAGGTTGAGCTGAAGCGTTTGGTTCATGCAGAAAACCGTCAACGCATTATGGAATCTGGTAACCAAAAACTAGTAGAAGCTGGCGCACAAGAAATGCAGGGTGTCGCTACGCCTGAGTTGCCAGTTGCGATTAACGAATCATTGCAGCCACAAGAACAGATTAAGTTGCCGCCAAATTATGCCGATGAGAGATTATCAGATACGAATTATCGTAACGCGCTAGGTGCTATTTTTTCTGATAGCACAGAAGGCGGCAATATCTCGCTTGTGCCTAAAGCAGGGACTGGCTATGTCGGTGGTGATGGCAAGATTCACAACCAAGAAATGAAGCGTACTAAGTCAACGAATCCTGTTGTTACTCAACTGCTGGTTAGTAAAGGCTACACGGTGTCCGAGATAAAGGCTGCATTAGTCGCGGCTTTAGAAGGCAAGCCATTGGGTAAACGGTATCAAGGCATTGTCACCGAAGCGTTATATTATGCTGAAGAAGATGCCGATGCTATCGCTCAAGAGATTACCGACTATCAAGCGCGGTTAGATGCAGACATTACACCACATGCGTTAGGGTATGGTGATTCTGTTAATGCGCCATTTGCACCCGATAACGCGCAACCTGTAACACTAGCAGACCAAGAGCAACCAAGAGGTGCTGACGGTGGGGTGAGGTTTAGTTATAACAATAGACAGAAAGAAATTCGTGGTGTTCACAATGTCACGCACAATAACAAGCAAAAGACATTGATTAAAAAAGCTGATGCGGATTCGGTTGTGGCATTTGAAAGAGGTTTTGAGAGTAAAAAGAAAACAGGTCGTAGTGGTTTTGGTTCTGTTCATATTCAGAAGCATTTGCCTGATGGTTCAGTTGGTCATGTTACTAATCATGAAGTTGTCATGATTGTTGATATGCTAAAAGATGACAATGTTAATTTTAATGTTGAACCAGATGGAAAGAGAAAATATGTTAAAAATCTTTCAGATGGTCACAAACTAACATTACTTGTTGGTGATAGAGAGGACGGTGAACGTGTAATAACTCTTTACACTAATAGAAATATGGGTTCAAGTGGTGCGACTACTAGCGCAACCGAGGGCAACCCTTCTGCCAAGAACCCACATCAAAATACTACCACCGCCGCCTTAACAAAGCAACAAGCAACTGACATTATCAATCAAGACGCTGACAGTGGGGTTAAATTCTCGCAAT